GCCGAAGTGGCATATTCCTTCCACAAAAGAGCTACCGGTTATAAATACGACGAAGTTACCTATGAGAAGTTGGCAGAAAGCGAAACAGGAATGAAAGTGGATGATCAGGGCGATATTGAAGCCACGAAAAAAGAAGCGTATAAACGAAAAGTGGTAACAAAAGAAGTGCCCCCCGATGGTGGTGCTGCTCTTAATTGGTTAAAGAACCGACAGAAAGATAAGTGGAGGGACAAGCAGGAAATGGACATTCGCACTCCCGAAGGCATCACAGTAAACTATGTAAGGGAAACAGGCAACGAACCATTGAGCAACAATGCCGATAGTTGATATAAATACTACCCCTGTTTTTTGGGCAAATAAAGAGGCATACGATAGCAGAAAATTTAGGGTAATAGCCAACCAGGGGAGTACACGAAGCAGCAAGACATATTCCTTATCTCAGTTGATGGTTGACATAGCTAGTGGCGGTAAGAACGAATTAACGGGTATACCATATGGGCCAAAGGAGATCAGCATTGTCAGCCCATCGTTGCCACATATAAAGAAGGGTGCTCGCAGAGACGTGTTGAAGATATTGGAAGATCAGGGAATATTCAATGAGAATGACTTCAATCGTACTGATAACATTTACACATTCCCGGGAACGGGTAGTTATATTGAGTTCTTTGGAGCAGATGACAGTAAAAGGGTAAGAGGGCCAGGGCGTAAGATATTATACGTAAATGAGGCAAACCTACTTAGTCGTGATTCTTATGTGCAATTAGCTTTGCGAACGGAAGAACAGATTTTCATGGACTTCAATCCGGCTGATGAATACAGTTATGTTTATGATGTAGCTGATAAGCCTGGTAATAGGCTTATAATTAGCACCTACAAAAATAATAGGGCTAACTTATCAAAAGAGCAGATTGAAGAAATTGAAAGCCTGGAAGCCCTTGATGATAATCTTTGGCGCGTCTTTGGTCTCGGTTTGCGCGGCACCAGCAGTGAATCAATCTACACACATTGGAAGCTAGTGGATGAAATGCCGAACAGGGGCGAAAGGATAAGGGGGCAAGACTTTGGCTTTAATGTAGCATCAGCGTTAGTGGACATTGAGTTTTTCGAAGGATGTGTATATGTTGATGAATTGCTTTATGAAACGAAACTCACGACCAACGACCTGATTGAAAAATACCAGGCATTGGGTTTAACAAAGAGCATTCAAACGTATTGTGACGCAGCAGAACCAAAGACAATCGAAGAAATATGTAGAGCTGGATATAATGCCCTACCAGCCGACAAGGATGTTTTAGAAGGCATAAGGAAGGTTAAAAGTATGCCGATTTACATTACTAAAAGATCGGTCAATCTCATAAAAGAAATCAAATCCTATAAATGGAAGGTTGATAAAGATGGGAAAGTGTTGGATGAGCCGGTAAAGTTTAACGATCACGCTATGGATGCTCTGAGATATGGTGTCTTTACGCATTTAACAGGATTTGTATTTAAGCCAGTAGGCGGCGAACTATGAACGTAATTCAAAAATTAGGAGCAAAGTTACTGGGCTTAAAAGCATCCCCGCCACCGGCGGGCGCGTTAATTCCAGCTACAGGGCCGGGAAGGTTCATTGAAATAAATGGCACAATTACATGGATAAGCGACAAGCTCGCCGCCTACATTACCGATGGCTATCAGGCTAACGATATTGTTTACGCCGGTGTAATGCTGATCATGGACAAGATAAGAGTGGCGCCGTGGGCGTTATATAAAGTGGTGGATGAGCAGGCGTTGAAATCTTATCAGGCGATCATGGCGAGCAAGTCAGAGAATACTGATTGGATGGAGGCCCGCAGGTTGCGTAAAAAGGCATTGGAGCCTTTAACGTCATTCAATAAGCAACTTGGTAAGCTTAATGACCTTTTGAAATGGCCCAATGAGCGCACAACCTGGAATGACCTTATAGCCGATGGCGCAGGAATGAAGATGATAACCGGTAATGAAATGATGTGGGCAAACTTGCTCGATGCAGGCGCCAATCGGGGGTTACCACAAGAGTTCTTTAACATGCCGGCGCAGTTCTTAAATCCTATTGCTACAACTGCATGGCCACAGAGAGTGGTCGGCTGGCAATTGAGCAGTGGCGAGGTTCGCAGGTTCAGTAAGGAAGAAGTGTTGCACGTGAAGTTTTGGAATCCTGAATACTCTATAACCGGAGCCGGCCTGATGGGCATGAGTCCGCTAAAACCAGGAAGTCGCAGACTTACCCGTAATAATTCATCAAAGAAGGCAGGGGCTGTACAACTGGATAATAACGGGGCAGCGGGAATAGTCTACGTTGATGATCCTATTGTGCCGGCAAACGGACGCGATGCTCAAAGAGACATTGTAAAACGTGGATGGGCCAAAGAGCAAACTGGTGCCGAGAACTACGGCAAACTTGCCTTCAGTGGTTACAAAATGGGGTATGTGAGCGTCGGGAATACCTTGAAGGACATGGATCTTTCAAATATCGAGGTAAATGATTTGCGGGGCTTGTTTAATCTGTGGGGCATCCCTTCACAGTTGGGTAATGACCCGGATAACAAGACCTACAACAGTCTTAAAGAGGCAGAGAAGGCATTAACGTGCCGGTGTGCTTTACCTCACCTGACGGCAAAGCGTGATCACTTCAACCGGAAACTGCAAACGGATTGGGGGTTTAAAGGGGTGAATGTATTCGTTGATTATGATATGTCGGTTTATCCGGAACTGCAGGAAGACCAGAAAGAAAAGTGGGGATGGGTTAGTCAATTGGTAGTGCCGGAGGCATATAAGCTCGAAATGATGGGCCTCGATGTACCAGACCAGTTACCGCAAGACCTTATCCTGGTGGACAGCAACAAGGTTCCGCTGGCTGATGTGATCAACAATATGAGTGATGCGGAAATGCAAGCCATAAACGACAATCTGAATAAATCGGGATTAACTGATTATTTAAGGGTGGCGAAATGAACATAACACAAGAGGCATATGATCATTATGTGGCACAAGCAAATGAAATTATTTGGGATGAGATATTAATTGATAAAATAATTGAAGAAACCATCCCAATCTACACCCTAAAAAAACCGAATCCTAAGAGCGGCAAGCCAGATTGCCCGGTGACAACCAGAGAAAAGGAGCATTACCGGTCAGTAATGAAAATGAAGCTGGGGGCCGCTATAACTGACGAGGAAAGACAAAAAGTAATTGATCATTATAAAGGGTTGTGGAGTGAGTAAGGCAAATGATATAAAGTGTTTGGGATGCGGAAAGAAACTAGCCGAGGCGGTCATAACCGATGGCTATGTGAATATCAAGTGCAAGTGCGGCACTACTAACCTGGTGACCGCAACACCCGAGAAGAAGGAGAAGGTGCCGGCAGGCCCGGAAAAAAGAGAATACCCAAACGGTGTTCCTCATTATTAAGCCAGAGCGCCAAGAGCGCCCGCGCTAACAGTAACCATAAGTAGAACCCCGGTTTGTAAATAGAGGGTCGTAGCATTCAGAAATGGATGTTGCGACCCTTTTTTATTTCGATACATGATGGTCATTGATAACAAATATGAGTTCGGTCAAGAGGTGTTTTTGAAAACTGATGTTGATCAAAAAATCAGACTTGTTACCGGCTTACTAGTTCGCCCGAATGGATCGATGAGTTATGAATTGTCATGCGGTACTGAATGCAGATGGCATTATGATTTCGAGATCAGTACAGAAAAGGACGTACTGAAAACAACAACCGGATGACCCGAGAGCAACGTATAAGGCAAAACGAAAGGCTGAGAAACAGGTATGAGAAAGCCTTTTATAAGCCGGTTAGGGCGGCGCTCAAATCACAACTAAGCTCTTTTACAAATGATCTGAAGCAGCATGGCAAAGACCATGCAGAAGCGAATCTCAGTACTGATCTATGGAATAAGCAACTGGCCCCGGTGATCAATCAGATATACGTGAGCGCCGGGTTGGCAAAGGCTAATGCAGTATTGCGGGAGTTGCGGCGGTTTCCAAAGGTTCAGAAGAAGCGCGGAACGTTGGGATATAACGAGGAATGGACAGCGAAGATCCTGCAATACTTCAGTGATCACCTCTTTGACAAAATAGTGTTGCCGATTAGTGCCACTACCAAAGACCACATAATGGCGGTCATGAAAAGGGGAATAGACGAGGGATGGAGCATTGAGCAAATCGTAAACG